GCCCTTGATCCGTCGCGGTCAAAAGAAAATGCGAATTTTATATCTGTGCGGGCCACCAGGTTGGAGCCTTCGCTGAATTTCTCCAGGCCGTAATGGCAGATCGTGTCCACCTCGCCCTTTGTCGACATGATCGCCGTTGATCCGGTGATCGTTTTTTTGCAAATAGCGCAGGTCATCTGGAGGGACACCCTCCGCTTTTATAATACCGCCACCCTCCGACCCGGACCCCCAGGTACAACAAAACGCAGCACCACCAGGGCGCACCTGATACGCAGGCTGCCTCCCGAAAGACCCGGTCTGACAAATCCCGGGGGAGCATCCCTGTGCGGTACAGATAATCATGCACCACTGATGCTTTGTGGGCGCGATCCCCGGCGAGCAGGTAAGCGACAGGCAGGCGAGGCACGCTGGAAAAATCGGTGATAAACATCTCCGGGACCGCAATAGTCTGCCCGGCCACATCGGATGCATACTCCAGAGGCTTATCAACTCGCCACGATCCACGCCCGTTATTGGCGGAATCGTCGAGGAGGGTGACATCGAGATCTGTTAAGAATTTACTCATTTCCCCCCCAGGGACAACAGGGTGGAGGGCGTGTTCTCTCGCGCTCCAGCTGCGCAAAGTTTTGGCAAAACCTCCCACAGTTCAGGGTGCCGCAAAACCGCGCTGTATGGCGTGGCGCAGAGGGCCGTGATCTCGACGGCGACCAGGTTGTCATTTACTGCCCGGGCAGATACCAGGCCTGCAGCCTCATAGCCATTGATCGCCTGCTGCCAACTGGCGCAGCCGGGGAGCAGAATGGCCAAAACACACAGCAGCAATAATGATAGTTTTTTCATGGTTTATCCGCTGTAGCGAGACTCGCATGGTAAATAAATAAGGCAGTGATTGACTGCCTGGTGAAATCGACAAATTCAGTTATAGGCGCCTGGCCGAACACCGCCAGCGCTGCCCAGGTTGTGTACATGACCGCTCCTGCCAATAATTTCTGGTTAATAGTCATGGCGGCCGAGATGATCAGGCCAGAGATCCGCCGGCAGCCCGGTAAGCGGCTTCCAGCGCAAGGTAAGAGTTTTCCGGCTGTCCATATCCAGCGCCCGGCAACGAGGCCCAGATATTTGAAACCTGCTTGATAGCAAGAGAAAGAAACCCGGCCTCGATATTTTGCAATGCACGGCGCTCCTTGATCTGCTGGATGGCGATGGCGTCTTGCGAGGCCGGCGAAAAATCTTTTAGCTTGAGCGACTGGGAATACGCATCGTAATATCGGGCCAGCAGCTGGTATCTTCCAGCGGCAGTCGATGCCAGTCCAGGACGCAGATGGACCAGCTTGCGAGGGTGGTCGGAATAGTCAAAAAAGAGCAAGGGCTTTGCCGGGGTGGAGCCGACTATCACGTTGTAGCCGTGGTCGCTCTTGCGCAGCAGCGCCTCGCCAAGCTCGCTGACTGCGATCATGTCAAGGAATGCCTGCAGGTTTCCGGTAATCATTGATTGCCTCCTTTGGATGGCCACATTATCCAGCTATACCTGGGTCGCCTGGCAGATCTACCATGCGGACATCGTCCACGGTTTGGGCCGCATCAACCGCTGCTTTCGCTGCAAAAAATCCAGCGACCACATGCCTGCCCACGGCGTCCTTGTCGAACTCGATGATATCCAGCATGCTGGCCGGGCCGCCGTAACCCATGATCATCTCGCCAACATAGGTGTTAATGCGCCCTATGTGCGCTGCGTCGGTGATGATTCCAGCGTTAACCCCGTGGCAGAGCAAAATAACCCTAAGCATATCTGTGATCGTGTCCGGATCGTCACCGACCTCATGGGACAGGCCTTGGCGCATCTTGATTTTCAGATATCTTTTCCTGGCCAATTTCGCTAATTCAAGCTCGGTTTCATCCCCGGTCAACACCTGGCCGTACATCTCAAACTGTTCACTGTTCAGCATAATCCTAACCTCATTTTATGTTTTTCCGGCAGGCACTCCGCCATGGCCGGCCTGCGGCTAATTATTGCGGCCATGGTCCTGGTGCTGCTGGTTCGCTGGGCATGGGCAATGATTGACCATGCTGTTTCGTCGCGGTTGTCTCGAACGGCTCGTTTAAACTTTTGCAGACTGTGCTTACGTATGAGCCGGTGGGTCGGCCAGGTTCGGTAGCCGACAAAATTGATTCCGTTTCTAACCTTGCAAACCGACCATTTCGACAATTGCAAAGATAGTTTTTCGGCCAGGAGTGCGGTGACCTGGTCGCGAATATCTAATATTCGATTTTTCTCCATGCCTATGAACATCATGTCGTCGACATAGCGGACATACCGATCAACCTTGAGCACTCGCTTGACAAAATGATCGACGGGGTTGAGATATATCAGGGCGTACAGTTGCGACAGCAGGTTTCCAAGAACCACGCCTTGTGCATGTGGGCCGAAAAATTTGGCCATGATGTCCAGCAATCGCTTATCTTTGATTTTCTTTTCCAGCAGCCTGGCAAGGATCTCGTGATTGATCGAAGCGAAAAACCTTCTTACGTCCAAATGTAAAGTGTACTGATCAGGATCCGCCAGCTGCATCGCTCCATACGCATAATTGCTGGCGGCGTGCGTGCCTTTTCCAGGCCGGCATGCCATCGAGGCGGCAATAAACGTGCGGCTGAAAATTGGGTAGATGGTTGCATAGATCGCATGCTGCACCACTACGTCGCGAAAACACGGAGCATGAATAATCCGCGGCTTTGGCGTCGTGATCTGCAACTGCCGATAGGGAGACGGTGCAAACGCTCCACCGTGTATCTCGCTGAGCAGGGCTTTTATCTCAGCACCAAGCGCTGCGGAAAACACAAGATACGGCCTGGTCTTTTTCTTGCCCTTGCTGGCCGATAGATACGCGTAGTAAAGCGTTTCTTCGGTAAAGGTTTTATCAAACAGATTTCCGTATCTTTTCATTTTACAATCCTAAAGCCCGGACGTTCGCGTAAGCTACCAGAACGGGCTTGGTCTTTCTTAGTTCGGCACATGCCAGGACAGCCAATCCCTGTGCTCCACTGTCTCAATATTGAGTTTGAGGAGGGGGCAGAGTCGGAACGGCCAGACACGTTGTTGTTCGAGTTCGACCGGTTGTTGTTCAGGTTGCGGGCGAAAACACCAGCGTTCGAACCGTTGTTCCAGTTCATGCACCCGATCACACACAGCAAATAGTTGGCTGTCCTTTTCACGGTTACCATCCGCCTGTGTTTTTTGTGGATGTTATCCAGGCCCCAACAAGGCAACCAAGCTCATCCACCAGGCGACTGATGGCCATGTATCTATGCCCTTCTTTTTCCTCTCCTGATTCTTCAGGGAGATGGGTACCGCCGGAAAAAGCAAAATATCCGAGCTCATAGGCCAGATAGATCTGCATCCGCAATTGCTCGTGGGCGATGTCTATCTGGGTTAAGGTTGATTTTTTATGGTATCGCTTGTGCGCCTCGACACAGAGATCGTAAAAACGATAGGCGATCACCCTGATGTTGGCGCACATCGCGTGCCGCTCATGTTTGGGAAAATGGTTGAGGTAGATGTTGAGCAACCGCATCATTTCGATAAACTTATGAGTTATCACGCCCTCTCGAGCATATTTCTTCTTCATAGCACGCGCTGCCGCGCTCCTACACAGGATAACAGGCGGAACGGCCAGACACGAAGTCGTGCGAGCTCGACCGGTAGTTGTTCAGGTAGCGGGCGAAAACACCAGCGTTCGAACCGCCGGACCAGTTCATGCACCCGATCACACACAGCTGGTCCCGAAAATACTCCTCGTAATAATCCTGGCCAAACAATGTGGTACCAGCAGTGGACACCCCGGTTGACAGGGGCACGCCTGCGTCGCCGATATTGCTTGATGCAAACACTCGGTTGTTGAGGGTGATGGTAGTGCTGGCAACGGTTTGGGGAGCGGAAACGGTATAGGTCCCGGTGCTGCCGGTGGTGCCGCTCAACTGACTGACAACAGTGGTTCCGGTCAGAACTCCCGTGCCGCTGATTACCTGGCCAGGAATGAGCACCGCCCCGGCACCAAGAGCGGTAACAGTCAGGGTGGTGGCGGCAATCGACCCGGTGGCCGTGGTGGCTCCGGATCCAACCTTGAGAACTCTCGACAAACCGCCGGGGGGGGCTGGAAATGGATTGCTGATCGCATCCATCATTGCCGCCACGCCAACCGAACCCCAGTGGTCAGTAGCTAAGGTGGTTCCGCTGGTAAAGTCTCGCATGCGCGCCGACTCTTTCCCCAGGTATATCGTACCGGTGTAGAGCGTTCCGCCGCTGGTCCATGTCGCTACTCCGGTTGCATCAACGCCGTCCAGCGAGATGGTCGTGCCGTTGATGACGGTGATGGTGCACATCAGCGAGTTGAGCGTGGTCGGTCCAACCAGGCTTTCGATATGCGCTGGCATGCCCGTAGTCAGCCCAGTGGTGTCGGCGAGCGAGACCTGGCACGGATTGGTTTTGGCAACCCCGGTGACTGTCTTAGAGATCCCGACACAGGTCTGCCCGATCATCACCTCGTACATGAGGCCGTTTTGATCGGCCACCCCGCAATCCTGCCCGTTGTGGGTAGTTTTTGCGAACAGCGATCCGGACCCCGTCTTGCCACAGTTCGAGTATCCATCCGACTGATAAAAAACGGTGGCATCGTTGGTGTCCTTGAGAGCGTTGTTGTTGCACCCTTTGGGGAAATTTGCCGCTCCTGTTGCATCAAACCACGCACAGGTTGCAGATGATAGAGCTGCCTGGCCATGGGCCATTGCCAATTTGGCCAGGGCATCAAAAATGAAAACTGATGCACAAAACCACGGGCATGCCTGGTCAAACTCGCCATTTACCGAATCGCGCCCCTTGGCGGCACGCACCATCTCGAAATAGGCGTTGCTGCCGCAAGCGGAAATATCGGCAACCGGGTTATGATCCGATGCGGTGCTTAACGGCAGCCCGTTGCGGATCGACGCGGCCGAGTAGCCGGTGCCCACTGCAACCTTCGAGAGTTTGTATTTGTCGAAAAAGAAACCGGGCTGCTCAACACCACCATCGATAAATGCGCGGTGTAGCCGAAATCCTGCGGCAACGGCGAGTGCGGTGGTCGCGTAGGTTTCGGTGCCGACAATGTGAATATCGTTGGGCGTATGCTTTGCCCTGGTTGGATTGGCCGCATGATCCCAGCGGTAATAAAACTTAGGAACGAACACGACGATTGAACCGGTACGGGCGTGGACATAGTTGCCGTATTCATCGCTGCCGGTGAGCTTGCAACCAGGCAATGGAGATAGTGTGGCGGGGACGAAATTGTCAGGGCACACCCCGACGCCAAAACCCATCTCGCCGGGAACTCCTATGGTGCTGGCTGCCCCGCTCCAAGCCGCTAGCTCCTGAAAATTTTCGTGGATCTTTTGCCCCTCGGCGCCCCAGGTGGTATTTGTCGAGTAGTTGATATTTTGGATTATCATTTCACCAGCACCTTGGTCGGATTAAGGATTGTTGTTGGTTTAAGGATTATCGACTCGTCGAGGCTATATTTAGAGCCATTTGTATCGATTGCCGAGACTACCGCTTTCTCTGCAGCTGGTAGCGCTACACGCGTATCCATCAGGACCACCGGATCCCGTAAAGATTCCCGGCAACGCCCGCGGCCTTGACCAGGCGAATGTTGATTCTGGCGGGGATCCGTACCGCGTTGTTGTCGACCTTGAGCACCACGGGGTCACCTTCCTGGACCATGGCTGTCCAGTGCGCATCGTTTGCTTCATCAGGAGTCTCGACCCTCGGAATCTGGATCGCTACTGTCTCGGTGGTGACCAGGCCGACGATCGACAAAGTCCCGGAGTTGCCACCGGTGACAAACGATTTGACGGCGGCATCGGCGTTGATTGGAAGTATAAGATTCATATCAATCATCCTCTTTAGTTGACTGCGTGTTGTGCGCCTGGGCGCGTTGTTGCAAGGCTTGCCATTCGGCTTGTATCGTTTTTGCATCTCCTACCGCAGGGACACCATAGCGGTCCATCATTGCCATCGCCGGGTCGGATGGCAGGGCGAGGTGATAGACCTGCACCCCGCAAAGGACCATCAGGAGCAATCCGGCGGCGATCAAGAGATTTAGCACTACAGCGCGCATGCGCTACCTCCCCCGCTTGGTCGGCATGTCGCAGCAATCCTCTTTGCAATCCCGCTGCGCCGTCCATAAATTATCAATCGCCTTGTCATTGTCGGCCTTGTGCGCCACCAAATCTCTTTGCCAATCACAACGGCTGTCCTTGAGGGCCGATCGCAAGTCGGCCCACATCGCCGCCACGGCCAGCAGTAAAAGACCGCCCACAGCCACCAGCGCCGGCCAGTCGGACGCGCCGGTGATGGTATAGGATTTGTCGGCCAGCTTTTCCAAGAGCTTCAAGAGCTGCGCAAATTGTTCCTGGGTCATGGTTAAATCCTCTCCACCGATAAATTCCACTTGTTAAGACTGACCAACGATCCACGCAAACTCTCCAGCTCGATCCGCAGTGAGGTGTTGAGGCGTCCCAGGCCGCTGTCGGCTATTTCCGTGGACCAGGTATACGAGGTGGCAGTTAGCCCGGTTACCGTTTTTTTGATCGTGCCGGTCTCGCCGTAGATCCGCAGGGTATAGGTAACACCAACCTCCGGGCCGATATCGCCCTCGTCCTGCCGGTTGAGCGTCACCGTCTGGATGGTTCGGTCGCGATGCGCCCAGGTGAGGACCAGGGCGGCGGCAGCTCCAATTGACATCGGCCAGGCCGCGCCGTTGAGTTTGACATTGCCCGGAGGGTAGGGCCGCATCATCCGTCCAGAACAGGTGATGGTATCGGTGGCAGCAAGGGCCAGATCGAGGCGGCCGAGGCTGGTTGACGGCAATATCCGCGCCTCGACCGCTTCAGTGGCGGCCCGTTCGGTCTGGTCCAGTCCATAAAGGCCTTGGTGAAACCAAAGGAACTCGCCGGTCGCATGGGCCACCGGTATCGTATCGACCACACCCCTCGCCACGGTCACGGTAACGTTGACGGTGTCGATGGCCAACACCGCAACCAATTCATCGCCCAGGCAAGCATACGAGCCAACCTTGACCAGGTCGGTGTCGATATAGGATTCCTGCAGAGCGATAATGCTTTCGACCTCTGGGGCCAGATCAGCCGCCGTTGTGCCGACAAACGGAAAACTGTCCGAGTCCTTCTTGGTCCATTCGGTGGCCCCGACGTTGCGGCTCCACATCTCATAGTTAAGGGCATCCGAGCTGGGGCGACCGCAGAAGCAGGTAACAAAAGTGGAGCTGTCGTCCAGCTCGGCGAGCACCGAGGCCGAATCGCCGCCCACCTCGCGAACAAACTGCCACCAGGTCAACTCCATCAGTTTGCGGCGGACCGCGGTGGCCGGCGCGTTTTCTGGTCGCGACCACAGGCTGCCGACCGGATCAGTTAGGGTCACCGCGCCCAGACCATAGACATCGCGTACCGCCGTGATCCGCAGCTGCCCATCGGTGTGCAGCCCGATCTCGACCTGGTCGACCCGCATGACCAAGTCGGCAATCCCCAGGGGCGACCAGCAGAAGTTGAAACAATCTCCAGGCTCCAGGCCCGATTGGGTGCGATTGATCACCAGGACAACGCTGGAGATGGGCATGGCCAGCTGCTGCAGCTCGCGGGCCGCGACTCGAGCAGCCACCTGACCGTCGGCGATCCCGACAAAATCCAGGGTGGCGGCATTGACCTGGCCGTTCATCCGCGCCAGGGCCGCAATATCCTGGACGGTGATAGCGCAACCCTGGTTGTCTCGGTTGACATAGTTGAGGGTCACCTGGTTGACCACCTCGGTGGCGGCAGGTCCGGTATAATCGACCAGCTCGACAATGTTGCTCTCGTTGAGCACTGGAACGGCCCCAATGTTGTAATCGTTGCGGATCAGCTTGAGTCGCAGTAGTCCGGTTACGTGACTGAAGTAGAGCTTGGCGTCGATGTGGTCGAGGATAATCCTGATAAAATCCTCGACACTGGTATTTTTTGCCCAAAGCAGCGATAGGCCAAACCCCTCGGCCAACAGCAGATTGGCGGCGGTCTGGAATGAGGCGTCATCGAGATCGGCCAGCGGATAGCCTAGGCCGCCCCAGACGGTATTGGTCAGGGTCTCGCGGATGATGTGGGCCGGATTCATGTCGACCTGCCCGTCGGCGGCTGGAATATCGGCCAGATCATCTCGCCAACCGATCTTGGTGCGCCGGGCCAGTACCGACCACTCCTTGACGTAGGGATTGTTGGCGCTGAGCATGCACTTGCACGCTACCAGGCTAAACAGACCCCTGAAAGCCGGAACATCTGCTCCCAGGATCGACTGCAGGTAGCCGTTGCGCGCCTGGGTGGATCCGCCGAAGCAGGCGTCTACCGTTCCCCGGATACCGCCCTCCCGGCCTTCTCCGCCAAACAGCTCAGGCTGGTCAATCGAGATAGCGGTGTTATCGGCGACTGTTCCTTCCCAGGCGGTCTTCTCACCCACGCGGATTTTGAGTAGCTGGTCGATCGCGTGGCAAAATACCAGGTGCAGGCCAGCGAAATACCGATACCCGGTAGTGGCGCAGGTTTCCCCGCCGCTGCCCATTAGACACACCCCCCGGCAACCGATTCATCCGTGGCGGCCACTGGTTCTGGAGACCATCCGGTCGACTCGGCAAATGCCACCGCCTTGTGCGCAAAGGAGGATTGATCGATACTGAGCAGGTAGTCGGCGTCAATGCCCTCGTTGATCAGGGCGCGCCAAGAAACCCTGTGCGCTTTACACCACACCCGCATCTGCCGGTTGCAATACCCCAAAGCTTTCAAGTGCCAAAAATACACCCGGTTCATTTCTTGCCTCCGGAGCAATTGACGATCGGCGTGGTGCCGACGTCGCCGTACCAGACACAGTTGGGCGAAGCCAGCAGCCTGGTGCCAAACAGTACCGGCACCGGAGACGAGGAGTCGACCGTGGTGCTTTCCACCTCTCCAGGGGTGACGGCAGTTTGCGCCTTGGAGCGCGGGGTCAGCAGATATTGTACAATCTGCAGGCCAATCCAAACAACCAGTTGCCACATGTTGTATTTCCTCCTCAGACCAGGGCGTCGCCGCTGAATGGGTTTTTAGATGGCAGGTAGGGCAGGCCGCCGTAATTATCGAGGTTATTAAACTTGCCCGTGCAGGTGGCGGTTGATCGCGAGCATCCCGGCCAGGCCGTGACCGAACCCCCGATCGCCAGCCCGGATATTCCGTCGAGCAGGGTGAGGGTGTCGCCGCTGTGGCCGACGATCATGCGGTACTCGTCTCCGGCCTTGAGCATGCCGCCGATGAAGTAACCCGCCGCAAACCCAGAGGCCCCGGTCATGGCCACTTGGTTGACATTTACCGCCGCTGCCACATTGGTGTATTGCCAGACAGAGGCATCGATTCCGCAGGCCTGGCCAAAGAGGATATGGGGGCATCCTACTTGATAAACCCGACGCAACCCGGCCCGTTGGAATAAGGTGAACACCGAGTCAGAGGTGAGGGTCGCGGTGCTTCCTGACCACTTGCATCCGGTGACCCGCCCCTTCCACAGCACCGAATACTCCGAGTCGCCGTGGTGATGCCGATAGATGGTCACCACCAGCAATCCAGACAGCCATCCGGTGCGAAATAACATGGCCACGTCATTGTTGGCCGCCACCTCGATATCGATGGTCGACTTGCGCGCATCGCCTCCCCTGGTAAAACCACCCCTGCGTATATAGACCGGCTGGTATTGATCGGCACCGTAGACCACCTCCTGGGCAGCACTGGTAAAGAGCCACTGCTGGCCCCCCATGGCAAATCGGTACAACTCTAAAGGGTGACCGCTGTATTCTGACTGCTCGCGGGCAACGTAACTCATGGCAGCACCACTACAGGTAAGGTTATCTCCAAGCACTCGCCGCTGATCCAGTGCAGCTTGAGTTCGTCACTGTCCAGGCGGACCTGCTCCAGCCATGCGCAGCGGTTAAGCGTCTCGACGGATATCGCCATCGGTAAAGGCGAGTCGATGGTTAGCTGTTCATCGCCACTCGGCAAGGTGGCGATGGCAGTGATCTGGCGGCGGATGATGGTCCCGTCGGTGGTGATCAGCTCGACATGGGATCGGGCCGGACTGCCCGCAAGGGCGTACTCGTAATCGATCGGCGCGATGGTGATTATGGAGGATCCCAGGGCTGCCGGGGCTGCCAGCTCAAAGCTCCGATCATTGGCCGCCAGCCAGAACGGAGCTAACCGTCCAGCGCAAGCGAACAGGAAGCGGAGCATCTGGTCGATGACAGGGCGGCCGATCAACAGAAACGATGCCTCGCGGGTCATTACCGGCTCGATGCTTTGGATATCGTATTCCACTAGGCCGGTATCATTGTCGAGGCGTACCCACTTATTATTTAGGCTTTCTTCGGGATTGACCCAGGACGGCACCAAGGGACAGACCGGAACGGTAAGGTACAGGTCAGGGCTGTCCATGGCCGGCATCAGCGACTCATGCAAGGCCTCGAAAGTGATCGCATACTCTCCGACATCCTCGGTAAAACGGGAAATGCGGCGCTGGTCCATGCCCAATCCGTAGCGGCAGGGGACCACTCTGGACCCCTCGGGCCAATCCTCCAGGAACGGAGTGGCAACAGCGACAAAGTTCGCCCCGACGCCGGTAACGGTGCGGATCTCGAAATGATTCCATGAGTCATAGACGGCCAGCCAGCGGCCGGAGGCAAAGTCGAGCACCTCGGGATCCTCCAGAAAAACCAGCGATGATCCAGCGGCAATGGCAGCTGACGCTTTGCCCGTATCGCGCCACACCGGTGAAAAAAGATACCTTGTTTTGCGCAGGCCCAACCAGGTTTCGAGTTGGCGGCGAGCGGGCCCGGAAACCAGTAACCGTAAATCAAAGCTTCGGCGAGGCATGGTGCGCAGCTGGATCCGCTGCTCAGTGCGATCATGGGCGATCAGTACATCGGTTTTCCAGGAAAGCGATTCGTCGAAACCGTTTTCCCAGTTGTGCGGCATGAACAGATATCCGAGATCCCCGGAGAGCTGGGGCGCCCTGGTGCCGGTGACCCGTAGAACAATGGTGTTGCATGAGCTGGCAAAGGTCAGGTCAGCGGCAAAGACCAGCGGCCCTTCGGTGGTGACGGTGATGATCGCCCGCTGGGAGCTCAGGGCGTCCACCACTAGCGGAGGAGCCAGGTCCCATCCGACACCATCGGTGTCGCCCGCAGCGGTTACGGCGGTCAGGGTGGCCTCGTCGGCCGTACCATTCCACAGATAGATAGTGACAAAGGTGTCCTGGGTGACGTAGCCGACATCTCGCCGTGGGGGCAAGCCCAGGATAAAACACTGGGCGGCGTTGTTGACCGTGGCCGTTGCAAGATCGGGCATTGCTGCATAAAGTGATGTTGCTATTACCCCGCCAGCCATTTATACATGCCTCATGAATAGAGTCATGCATTGCTGCCAGATTTCCATGCCGGTAATCTTGATCTCTCCAGGTCCGGCAATCCAGCTAATCACGTCAATGGGTGCGTTATTGGTCAGAGGGCCAAAGACCAAATTGTCCTGCGGGGGCCAGGCCGAGTAGATATCCTGCCGCCACGGAATCGTGAACGAATAGGCAATGCGTGACGGGATGGCGTCGAAGCCCTTGTAGAACTGTTGCTCCGGTATATACCCATCATAAGCCATCGTTAAGCCCCCAGTTTGAACAGGTAATCGCCGGTAGCAGCGTCACCAATGTCAAGGGCGTACACTGGCAATATGATATAGGTGTCGCTGCCAATAATGATCTCTTCACCCACATCGTAAATATCGCCTCCACGGCACCTGTATACTCCTGGAGCAAAGCCAATCGGCACTTTTTTGGTGCCATCCAGAGAGAATCCAAGGCTGATGACTATCGGGAACGGCACAATTCCGGCGTTGTATAAATTGGGTTGCTCAATCCAGATGCCAGCGGAGGCATTGCTGCCCATCAGTGCGTTCTCATCGGAGGCGGTGCTGCTCCATTGATCATTAAAGTACAGTTGGCCGTAAATCGGACTCCCCCAGCATGAATCTGAAAGCATAGTGATCCCCAGATACGGAACGCAAAACCCGAAACCGTTCTCCCAGACGCCAATCTTGGACTGGACAATAAAAAAACAGCCCCATGGTCCCCTGGCCGCCGCTGTTGCCGGGGTGAAAAACAACCCGCCCACCGTGGAGACAAACCAGTATGGCGACCCCACGGCATTGGTCGTAAAACTCCTGGCCGTGCCAGTAGACCCCGGTTGCGTTTGCGGGGTGTTGCCCGCCGCATATCCGGTGCAGCCGAGGATGCTTACCGCTGTCGCGCTGGTTGACCACATCTCGAAATGGGCTTCGCCCTTGTGAAAGTGGAGTCGGCGATACGAGGTGTTGTAGGAGCCGTTAAAGTCGGCTGTCCACCCATTGGTTATTGCAAAGGAGGCGAAATCGATCACGTACTGATTTGCCGTGGTGAAAGAGGGAATGTTTTGATAATATGCCATCAGCTCAACCTCATCGCGCAGTAGTCGCCATACCCCGACCTACTCCCGTCGGGGAAGACCATGTAGTTTACGCCGTCAACGGTGATGATGTTTTCGGCGGTGTTGTTATATCCGCTCACCCTGAAAATTCCCTCCATGTGGCCCAGTATGCCATCGCTGTTCGTGTAGCGTAGGAAAACCGGCTCAAGTAGGTACGATCCGTCCAGCCCGGCGATGATATTCCCGGATTGCCCCTTGTATATGTGGTCTACCGTTAGAGCTGGAGCAAGCTCGGTTGCAGCCGCCACTGTACGATATCCCCATCCACCCCCTGGGCAACTCAGCTTTAAGCTGGCATCTATGCTATCTGACCAAAATGAGTTCAGTGTCCCTGAAGAATTCTGGGTTAACGAGACTCCAGAACCGCCGACCAGAAGTGGGTATGGATACTGGGCGTCGGTTGCCGGTGGAGTCAGGAGGCCCAGGTAGGTAGCTTGATAGGTAGTTCCTACTTTGGCGACAACGATGATCCTTCTGGGCGTACACACCATCCAATAGGGGATAGGGTCGTTCCATAAATATGTGACCACTTGCCCTGCCGCTGTGTTAGTGGGGTTGCTGTTTTTGGGGTGTTTCCAGATATCTCGCCCACTTCGCCATCCCCATGACCCGAACATATTCCAGTTGTAGCGGTTATTAGGAGCGTCCTCATAGGTGGCCACCCCGCAATATATCTCATCAAGCCCTGCAAGCCCGGTGCCTTTGAGGTAGACCAGAGTGGCGTTCTGCTCCAGGATGACCCAGCCGTTAGCAGCAGCGAAAGTTGCCATGACGGCCAACAGGTCTTTGTAATTGGCGGCGGTGCCGCTGGTGTATGCCATGGTCTGGTTATCCTCCGATCAGGGTGCGGATGGTGGTGCCGTTACGGCGAATCATGTTGATGATGGCGGTCTCGCCGTCGCTGGTACGCAGGTAGTCGCCCACCATGTTTTTATCAAGGACGTTGATCACCCGCAGGCGGGTATCGCCGGTCTTGACGTTGGTGGTCGGGGCTTGGCCAGGAACCTGGCCGCCTTGGGCGAGTCGATAGCCCGACGGGATCCGCGGGATAGTGCCTCCGGCCAGGGCGTGGGCAAGTGATCTTGGAAAACGCAGGCGGCGGATCGACTCCATGAAGGCGATGCCATAATGGTCGACGGCGCGCACCGGCTGAACGAACTCACGGGCCGTCAGCCATGCGGGAATATTGTCGGCGGTGGGCGATGGGCTCCAGCCTCCCACTGCTCCACCATCGGCAAAGGCCGCCATTCCATTGGCCATTATATATGCACCAGCGGTAGAGCTCCCCGTTGCCATGGGAGAAAACATACCGCTCGCTCCCTGCAACGCGGTCATCAGCATCTGCTTGAGGATGATCTGCGATAGCCAGCTGATGGTGGACCGGGCAAAGTCGATCAATGCCTCCTTAGCAGTGGCGGTGCCGGTGATAAAGGAATCCCAGGCATTGGTCAGGCCTCCGGCGATCTGCTCGCCGATATTCTCGCCGATATAGATCATCATCTCGGCGTCGGTCTGCATGCGCTCCCGTGCCCGCTGGAACCCGAGGGACAACGCGGCGCCCATGTCGTTGCCGGAGGCGACCATCTTTTCCTGGATTTCGTCGGCCGTCAAGACCCCTTCTCGCCCCGCGGCGATCACGGCCGCCCGGTATTCTTCCACCGATCCGGTGCCGCGCCGCCAGGCCTGCTCGGTGGTCGACAGGTTTTCCTGCGCGACAGCGGCCATATTGGCATAGTCGTCACGGGTGGCGTCGATCTCGAGCTTCAAGATTTCGCGCTTGGCCTTGATTTTGTCGGCCTCGCTGGCCTTGGGATCGGTTTCGACCACTTTGGCCTCCGCCGTGGCCAGGGCGATCTTTTCCGCCATGACCCGCCTGGCAATATCCATTTCGGCCTCAGCCCTGGCCAAGAGGGTGGGCAACCGCTGCGCCTCGATGCGCTCCTGCTCCAGGGCCAGCAGGTTGCCCTCGGTTGAGATCCGGAGCTTTTCAGCGGCCACCTTGGCGGCGATGTGGCCGGAGCTGATTGCGGCCGCTTCTTCTTTTTTGGCGGCACGTTCGGCCTTATTGGCGGCGGTCTCGGCTTTTTTAGCTGCGGCGTCGGATGCCTTGCCCGCCTTCTCGGCCGCTTCTTTCTTGGCCTGGGATGCCGCGGTGTCGAACCGGGAGTTGATAGCCGCTTTTATCAGGGCCTGGCCCTCGGCCGAGTGTTGCTTACCGATGGCGGCCAACTCGGCGTCACGCTTCTTGGCAATCTCTGCCAAGTCGTTTTCCAGCTTGGAGGCGGTGATCTTGCGCCGCTCCTCGTCCTGTTTCTTGATCGCATCGGTGACCGACATTTCGGCGGCAACGGCCAAGCCGCCGCGCTGCTCAACGGTGATCTTTTGCTTATCCTGCGTCAGGGCATAGGCTTTTTCTTCTTCCGCCAAAACATTTCTGCTGAAGTTCAGCATCGCTTCAGCTCCTTTGATTTCAGCAGCCAGGTCGCCGGAAACTGACTCGGAGTACGAATTGCGCAGCTCCTTCTCTCTTCGGGCCACTTCCGCCCGTGCCGCCGCCACTTTCCCGCCTTGCTCGTCCACCTCAAGGTCAGGATTGGCAGCTGACTTGAGCATCTTGTTGGTCCGCTCAAGCTCGGCGACCCGGCGCTTGGCCTTGTCCAGCTCACTGTCCGCTGTTTGCCCCCAGAGCGCCCAGGCGGTCGCCCCGATGCCGAGGACCGTGGTGATGGCGGTGATCGGATTTACCAGGCCCAGCAGGGCCGGGAGCAGCCGAGCTGCGGTCGACCCAGCCGCTACCTGGGCGGCGGTTGCTGCTGTTTGGGCGGCGGTATTGGCGGCGGTCTGGGTGGCTGCGATCGATGCAGCCATGCCGTAGCCGGTCAGGGCCTGAGCATTGGCAGAGACCGAGACAGTGTTGGCCGCAACCGCCACGGTCCCTATCGAAATCTTTCCCATGAAATCGGTGACGGCAAGCGTGGCTGCCGCTAAACCGCCGCCGATCAGTGCGGATATCCCGGTACCGAGCGCCAACATGCCGCCCTTGGCAACCATGTCCAAGTGGGCCCCGAGGTAATCGATAACCCCGGCGAGCTTGGTGGTGAAGTTGGTGGCCTGATCGACCGAGGCGACATACAGCGACGCCTGATTTTTGAGATCGGTCATAGACCGGCCCACGGTTGCAGGCATGGCTGCCGCCTGGGCCTCGATAGTTTCCTTGGCTGCTTTGATAGCGGCTATCATCCACTCGGTGGTCAGCTGGCCCTTCTCGGCCATCTCTCGCAACTTGGCCATGGAACCGCCGGCCGCATCGACAAACACCTTAGTCAGCAGCGGCATGTTCTCCAGCACGCTCCGCAGCTCATCCCCTCCGAGCCGGTTGGATGCCATGGCCTGAGCAAATTGCTGCAGCCCGGCGCTGGCTTCCGAGGCCGACGATCCGGAGAGCGCCGTGGCCAGGGCGACGGTTTTGGTAACCTCAGCCAACTCCTGTTGGCCGATATTGAGATTGGCGGTGGCCAAGGCCATGCGGGTATAAAGGTTGGCCACCTCGGCCAGGCCCTGGTGGCTATCGCGAGCAATGTCCACCACGGTTTTTTGGGCAGCGGCGTAATCATTGGTGTTCTTGGCGGTGAGCAGTAACCGCTGATCCATGTTGCGCATGGCATCGGCGGCGGTGATAAACTGGGCTGCATACCCCTGAACGGCGTTGAGGGCAAATGCGCCCGCGGCCGCCTGCTTGAGCTGGCCCAGGGCTGTGGATATTGACTCGACCCCCTGCCTGGCACGGGAAAGCCCGCCCTTGTCCGCCTGCGCGGCCGATGTACCCAGGGCCTTGACAGAAGACATCGCGGCGCGTAATCTTCCTTCAAAGCCGTTGGTGATCGCCGAAAGGACAACTTCTATTTTGCTTTGATTCGCCATGCCTTGGAACCTGCCGCTCTTTATAATTTTTTTACTTGCCGGACCTTGTGCCTATGCCGCCATGTCGATTTTGCAGCCCAGCGGCCTGACCATCTTCCTCTGCCTAGCCGCCATCTCGACGCTGCTGTTCCTTGCCTGGATCGTCAGATTCCTGGTGGGGCCGCTGCGGTGAGCATCTCCAGCGCGGTCAGGAAGAAGCCGTAGCCGTAGTCCCAGACGATTGGACCGTGGTGGCCATTGGCAATAAGGCAACAAATCGCCCGATCGAGGTCATGACGACCTCCTTGATCGCGCCGATCATCGCCTGATCCATTCCGACCAGACGAATTGCCCCCAAAAAAGCGGCGTTCACCTCCTCGAATCCCTGCCACAGCTCCTCGATCTCCGAAGGATAGAGGTCAAGGAGCACCTCCTTGCTCAGCTCAGGGCAGGCCAGGGCAAGAAGCTCTTGGAAACGCTCCGTGAAGCCCGTCTGTTCCCCTTGCTCGTTGTTGATCAACTCCCACACCTGTCGCACTGGCAGTTCCTTGAGGGTGAACGACCTGGTGCCGATATGGATTGTTTTTGTTTTTTGCATAGTGCGTCTCAAAAAGGGTTACTCATAGGGGCACGGTTCTCCGTGCCCCGTTACGCTTAGACGATCTCGAATGGCCAGCTTTTGCCGGTCGGGGTGGTCATGGTCCCGGAAAACGCCAACTCGGGGAAGTCCTCGCCCATGAAGTCGAACTCGCTATCGGCCCGCAACTGCGCCCGCCAGACGGTGACCTGGACCGCAGCGCCGTCGGCAAAGTTCTTGCCGTCGAGGCGCAGGGAGACGTTGACCATCGGCCGGGTTGCGCCGGTGATCTTGCTGCCTGTTTTGGCGGCGGCCGTGCCGGTAATATGGAGGCTGGCAACCAGCGCAACCTTGAGCACCTTGATCATGCCGGTGCGCAGGTTGACCTCATAATCACCAGCAGCCGTGGTGTAGGTGGTTGTATCGGTAGCGTCCTTGACCACGCAGGTGGCCAGGTCCGTCAATCCGCCTACCGATACCCATTTATCCAGGATGCCGGTAATCGTGGTGGCGGCGATGGCGCCGCTGGCGGCGGTCTGGTCGACCGCGCTGCCCATGAAGGCGGCGGCCAGCAAGTTCGGGTCGTAGCGGTTGAACACCAACGAGATGGTCGAGCTGGTGATCCGCGTGTAACTGTCCGCGGTCTGGCCGAGGGTGTCGCGGCCGTTGAGCTTGTTTTCTTTGGTTTCGGTCTCGACTTTGGGGGCGAACTTCTTGCAGTTACCCACCAGCTGGTAACCGGTGCTGTTTCCCGAATCGTCGAGAAAATCCATGTAAAGATCGCCACCGGCGATCAGGCCAATTTGTGCATTAAGCATGGGTATCTCTCCTGGCCTGGCACGATGCCGGCCGATTAAACGTTAAAAAATCAGGTCAGCGAAAACAGCTCCGGATGGACCTTGACCTTGACCAGCACTTGGTAAATCACCGGCTTTCCGGTCTCCATCTGCACCAGGTTGACCTTATGGACCATCACCGGTTCTGACCCCTTGCCGCCCATCCACCAGCCATGAAGACAGCTGTCGACTGCATCGACCAGGTCACGGACGGCATCCATGTCCGGATCCGCACCGTCCAGGTACGATTCGACCTGGACGGCCAGCAGCAGTTCGCGTCGCTCTGAGGGCCGACCGTCGACCAGCTCGCTGGCAGTGTCAAAGACCACCGCCATGGGATATTCTGGTTTGGCCACTGGCCCTTTGGCGACCAGGGCGAACATGGCCAACCCGGAAACCTTGTCGGCAAAGGCGGTGACGATATCGGCCAGCATCACGCCTCCTCTAGACTGAGCTGCACCATCCCGGCGCCATCGGGATCGATGGCCAGGATGGTGTAGTCAATGCCGCCCAGGGTGAGCACGTCGCCGTTGTTGCCGGCATCGATACTCAACGCGGCCACCGCCGCTGCCGAGGCCAGGGCATAGGGGCCAACCCGGACCAGCTCGTCACCGGCCAGCCGCATGTCGCCATCCAAGCAGGCGATCACCTGGAGCGCGGATCCGTTGACCGTGCCAGTGCTGCCAAAATCGGCCAGGGCCATGCCGACCACCTCGCTGCCGTCGATCATGGCCTAGAAATACTCCAGGGCCACAATGATCTTGCCGGCGGTAAGCGCAGCCGTGCCCACCGTAGCCACCACCTTGGCACCGGCGGTGGCGTTGAGGATCGAGGTGGCGGCGGTATCAACCGGCACCACGTCAAGGATGGCGTCCAGGGTGAGTGAGGCTTTGGCGGTGGCCGCCAGCACATCATTGGCACCTTTGAGTTTGAGCGCCACGGTGGCTGCGCCACCAGAGGTCACAGCGGTGACCACATGTACCGCACCGTTGCGGACAATGGCACCGTTTGGGATGCCGCCGCCGCGCAGGGTAATGTCGCCCACCGCGCCGCCGTCTTTGGCAAAATCGTACTCAAAATACGCCACCCGTTTGACCGGATCGAGTCCTTGCAATTCCATAATCGTAATCTCCGTTTAAGCTGCCGCATCCCAAGCGGATGCGGCATAAGTATCGTTATTGGTTATCAGCCGGCGTTTTTGACCAAGGCTTTCCAGTCGAGCGCCTTGGCTGCCGCGTCGATCCGCACCTTGTACTCGACCCCGTCGGTGGACCAGCCCTGGCGGGTCTCCATGTAGGGAGCCTGGTTGCCGCCGAGGAAAAAGACTTTGACGGTCTTGCCCTTGGGACCGGCCAGGTAATAGGTGGCGGAGCTGGCAGCATCCAGGCGTGGATCGTAGATCCGGGTAAAGCGGCTGCCGGCATACGGATTGGATCGGGTCGAATCGACTCCGGTGCCGCTGAACTGGCCGGAGTTGAAAAAGATCTCGCTGGTGCCCTCAATGGCCACCGGCGCGATGAAATACTGCGGGGTGATATTGAGCGACTGCTTGGACTTGAGATTTTTCTGCAGCTTCATCAGCTTGATGCCCTCGCCGATGGTGGTCTCGCTGACCACGCCCTGGGTGCCCAGGTTGCCATGGTTGGCGTGGAACAGGGCCACGCTGTCGCGCATGGCGGCGTTAGCGGTGAGGATGGCATAGGGCAGGCTACCGACCTTGCGGGCCGCACCCTCGCCCATGGTCATCAGGGTATCGACCATGCCGCCCAGGTCATCGTTGATGATGGTGGTGCGGGTGATGGCGAACAGCTTGCCATAGGTGGCTATCTGGAACACCTCCTTAGCATCAATGCGATCGCCGTAAGTGTAGCCCGAGTCGTTGACGATCTGGTCGAGATCGTCGAACTCGCTCACCATGGCCAAGGTTTGCTGCTTGAAATCGTTGACGCTGCCGGTGGTGCACCATTGCTGCCAGGTCTCCTCAGCATTGCCGTAGCCCTCGAGCAGCGATTTATTGGCGACGTTGGAGAGCAGCACCGGAAGATCGGAGGCGGTCAAGGCCCTGCCGACCATTTCTAGCGCCGATCCTCCCGCAGGTTGTCCGGCCAACTGCAGACTGCGACGGGCCAGTTCAGCCAGGGTGTATCCGGCCAACTCGCCAGCGCCGGCGGCAGGGGTCGCGACCTGGAGTCCGCCGCGGAGCATGAGGCCATCGGTGGCGGCAGCGCGGAACTTGTCGCGCTCGTCCACGATGATCTCGACCGCTGGGCGGAAACCGGGGGTCGAGGCCTGACTGCGGGCGGCAATGGCGTCCATCACCTGGCGGCGGGCCTCGTCGAGGGTAACCTCGGGTTTGAGCAGAGCGGTGCGCAGGGTGTCATCCACCGCAAACCGGGTACACATGTCGCTAATCTCCACCGCCCGGGCAAAGGCCTGGTCAAGGGCGGCACGGTCGACGATGGGTTGCAGGATGACTTCCGCAATAACTTCTTGAGCAGCAGGCGGCTGAAGTTCTACCGCTGCCCTGTTGTGTTCTTCAGCCATGATGTGTATCTCCTGTTGCTGATTTTCGGTTGCGTCCGAGCGTAGTGCCCGAACTTTTGCTGTGACATCTGCGCCCACTGGCGTGACGGACATTTCAAAGGGTCTCCAACTGGTGACCACCTTCATCGGACCGGCATAAGTTCGGCCCTCGACCACGGCAGTCTGCCCAGAGGGGATAACAACGGTTCCGGCGTTATCGATGCGGCCGACCGATAGATCGGTGATGTGTCCTTCGACCACCCGCTGGTAAATGCCATCGGCCTCTTCGACGGCGGAAAAAATCGCCCGACCGATCAACTGATCGCCCTCGATCCGCATGTCTCGATAGCTGCCGATCACGCTGGAGGCGTCGTAGCGGCTGTGGTTGTTAAGCAGTGGCAGCTGGCCGTTTCCCGGCAGCTGGCAGCCGCTCATTAAGATGACCGTTGGCCAGATCTCCCAGGTTTCATAGTCCATTTCCCTAACCGGCAACTCGCTGGCTCCAATGGCTTCAACGCTGCGGTTGGATTCGTCCAAGGTGGATGGCTTGCCGTCCTTGAGCTCGCCGATCGGGGCAAACCTGTATTGCATTTCGATGGTCATTCCGACTGTGCTCCTTGTTGGTCGCCGGTCGGGCTATCAAGCGCGGCCGGGTTGGTCTGCAGGGCGGTGGAAACCTCGCCCATGGTTAAGCCTCGGGTTTCGGCCATCTCGCGGGCCTCGACGATCTCGATGAGGATCTCCTCCCAATCGCGGCCCCGGGCTGCGGAAATCTCCTGCGGTGAGCGCAACAGGCTGATCATCTGCTCGACGTGCGACTTGCTCTCGCGGAGCATGTCGACCGGTTCCATGCCAGGTACCTGCCAACGGCCCTCCATCCAAGGGCGAGGATTGGCGGCAAATCCCGGCAAGGTGAGCTTGCCAGAAAGGTACGCGCTCTCCATAAACGCCGCGAACACCGGTCGGCTCAGCTGGCGGACGTGGCGATTCTGCATCGGCCCGATGGACTTGACGAAATCGTTGCGGACCCCGCGCAGAGCGTTGTAATTGAGGCCCTGGTAGTCGCCGGTCAAGAGCTCGTAGGTGGTACCGGTGGCCACGGCGACCATCTGGAGGATCATGCGGGTGAACGGCACAAAGGCGTCACCCGGTCGGCTGGTGGAGTTGAGATTGATTTTTTCACCGGCCCGCAGGTACTCGATGATAGCATTATCCAGGGTTTCGACCCGCTGGCCGCTCTGCTCGTCTACCGTGCTTCGCAGTTTCTGGAACCCGGCAATATCGTCGGTCTCGACAAAGGCCAGGTACTTGGCAGCCATCTTGGCGCCATCGATCTCGGCCCCCAGGTACTCGTGGAGATCGTCGGCCA